TGTCCTGAATGTAATGAGAAGCAAATATTGAAATGGAAGAATGTAGTATGGGAAGATGATAAACCTGAGACTGCTACTTATGCTTGCGAACATTGTGGTTCAGTTATAGATGAAGCAAAAAAACAATGGATGTTAAAGCATGGTGAATGGATAGCATCAGAATCTAAATCAGATACAGCAGGATTTCATATATCAGAGCTATATTCAGTTTGGTCTACTTGGGCTGACATGGCTAAATCATTTTTAGAAGCTAAAAAGAATCCTGAGATGTTAAAGACTTGGATAAATACTGCTCTTGGTGAATCTTGGGAAGAACAAGGTGATGCTGTTGACCATGAAACATTACTAAGTAGAAGATTAAATTATGATTACACAACTATACCTGAAGATGTTTTAGTTCTAACTGCTGGTGTTGATACTCAGAAGGATAGATTAGAACTGCAATTAGTTGGATGGGGTAAAAACTATGAAGCATGGGTTTGTGATTACAAGATATTTTGGGGAGACCCAAATGCTATGAATGTTTGGTCAGACCTAGATGCTTATTTAAAGAAAAGATTTAAAACTGAATCTGAAAGATTGATACCTATATCTTGTTGCACTATTGACTCAGGTGGACATCATACCAATATGGTTTATCAGTTTACTAAACCAAGACAATCAAGAAGGATATTTGCAATCAAGGGTTTATCAACAGCAGGAAAACCAATAGCAAATAGACCTACATTTGTAGGAAAAAACAAAGCTGTTCTTTATGGTGTTGGTTCTGATAGTGCAAAAGAAGCTATCTTTGCTAGATTATCTACTGAACCTGACACAACTACTTTGCATTTCTGCTCAGACCTAGATGAAGAATACTTTAAACAGCTTACAGCAGAGAAAAGAATCACCAAGTTTGTTAGAGGAAGAAAAACACTTGCTTGGAAGCAGATAAGACCAAGAAATGAAGCATTAGATACATTGGTGTATAACTTTGCTGCTATTTATATCCTGAATCCTAACTATGATTCAATTGAGAACAAAATACTTACCCAAGAGTCAAAACCAAGAGAAAAAACACAAAATAGACCACAAAAAGGCATAAATAGGGGTAATTTTGCTACTTCTTGGAAATAAATAAACTTCAGTTTTAATATTGACAATAGCCTATTGCACATTAGTGTTAGATGTAGATATATCTAAAACATTTATGAGGTTTTTGCTTGAGCAACAAATTTGATTCAACAAATTATCCATCCCAAGTTCCTACTGAACTTCAGTTGGGAGACTTTTGGGCATGGAAAAGAGAAGATTTATCAGATGATTATCCAGTAGCATCTTATTCATTATCCTATGAATTTAACTTAATTGATGGTGCTACAGCTTCTAATTTTACATTAACTGCAACTGAGTCAGGTAATACATATATTATTGAAGCTACTAATACATCTTCTTACGCAAAAGGTAATTACAACTGGGTTTCTTACATGACTAGAAGTTCTGATTCTGCAAGAGTCAAATTAGAAGAAGGTTTTGTAGAGGTTCAAGATAATTATGCAACTACATCTGCTTCAGTTAGAAGTCATGCAAAGATTGTTTTAGATAGCATAGAAGCAGTTATTGAGAACAGGGCAAATATTGACCAATCATCTATGTCTATAGCTGGAAGGTCATTATCAAGAATGTCTATAGATGAATTATTAACTTTTAGAGATAGATACAAAGCTGAATATCTTAAAGAAGTTAAAATACAAAGAATTAAAAATAAACGAGGGTCAGGAAATACTATTAAAGTAAACTTTGGTAGAACCACTGGCTCTAATCCTAAGAGCTACACATAATGGCATGGTATAACAGAATATTAGGCGTTAATGAGCCTAAGAAAAAGAAAAGACAAGCATATAGAAGAAGCTATACAGGAGCTAATACTGGCAGGCTGTTTGCAGATTTTGTTACCACCTCTACAAGTGCTGATGCTGAAATAAAAGATAACATAAGAATATTAAGAGATAGAGCTAGAGAACTTGCAAGAAACGATAGCTATATAGCACGATACCTTAACCTGATGGTATCTAATGTTATCGGTAAGCATGGCATAAGAGTGAGCTCCAAGGCTAGGAACGATAATGGTTCTTTAGACATTGGAGCTAACCTGCTAATTGAAAGAGCTTGGAAAGAATGGGGTCAAGTTGGCAACTGCACAACTAATGGAAGATTATCATTCTTAGACTGCCAAAAAATATTTGTTGAATCTCTATGTAGAGATGGTGAAGTATTAATCAGAAAAATTAAAAATACTAATTCACCTTTTGGTTTTGAATTACAGTTTTTAGAAGCTGACCATTTAGATGAAAATAAGAATGATGTTTATAAAGCTACAGGCAATCGTATTAAGATGGGTGTAGAAGTAGATAAGTATGACAAACCAGTTGCTTATCATTTATATAAAGACCATCCATACGATAGAGTTTATTTATCGCAAGCACAACACATTAGAGTACCTGCTGATGAGATTATCCATGCTTACCTACCTACTAGAGCAGAACAAACTAGAGGTGTTTCTTTGGTTGCTACAGCAATGGCTAATGTGAAAATGTTAAATGGTTATTTAGAAGCAGAGATAGTTGCAGCTAGAGTTGGTGCATCTAAAATGGGTTTCTTTACCTCACCTGATGGTGATGGATATGTTGGTGATGGTGAATATGAAGATACCTTTAATCCAACAATGAATGCTCAAGCTGGTGTATTTGAACAACTACCAGCAGGAATGGATTTTCGTAGCTTTGACCCTACTCACCCAACATCTGCATTTGATTCTTTTACAACTAGTGTTTTAAGAAGTATCGCATCAGGTTTAAATATTTCTTATCATTCTCTATCTAATGATTTAACTTCAGTTAATTATTCTTCAATAAGACAAGGTGCTTTAGAAGATAGAAGCATGTATCAAATATATCAACAATTTGTAATTGAGCATTTTGTAAATCCAGTATTTCAGGCATGGTTAGAAATGGCTATATCTACAGGTTATATCAATTTACCTATGGGTAAATATGATAAATTTGCAAGGTCAGTCAATTACATACCAAGAAGTTTTGCTTGGATTGACCCATTAAAAGAAATGCAAGCTAATGTAATAGGTTTACAAAATGGAACACTTACTTATTCTGATATTTCTGCTTCTTATGGTAGAGATACTGAAGAGCTGTTTGAACAACATCAGAAAGAAATAGAACTAGCTAAACAATATGATATTGAACTAGCCTATCAACCATTTGGTCAGAAATTACCTGTAGAAGCTAAGATACAAGGTGGGGAAGAGGAAGAAGATGCCTAATCCAAACGAAGGAATGAAAGTTGAAGCTCAAAGAGGTTTAGACTGGCGTGAAGAACATGGTAGAGGTGGCACTAGAGTTGGAGCTGTAAGAGCAAGACAAATAGTAGCTGGTGAAAACTTATCTGATGATACTGTAAAAAGAATGTATAGCTTCTTCTCAAGACATGAAGTAGATAAAAAGGCAGAAGGTTTTAAACAAGGTGAAGAGGGTTATCCGTCAAATGGAAGAATAGCTTGGGCATTATGGGGTGGAGATGCAGGATTTAGCTGGTCAAAAAGATTAGTAGAACAAATGAAAAAAGAACAGGATAGAGCTGTGTCAGGAAAGGCTCTTGAGATGATTAAGAATAAAGTAGAAGAACATAATGAAGAAGTTGGTAATGTTAAGTCAAAAAGAACTAATGTATCAACACTATCAAAAGTTTATGAAAGAGGGATTGGTGCATATAAAACTAATCCAGCTTCAGTCAGACCAACAGTGAGTAGTCCTGAGCAATGGGCGGCTGCTAGAATTAACAGTTTCTTATTTGCTTTAAGAAATGGTAAGTTCAGAAGTGGCAAACATGATACAGACCTACTACCTGAAGGACATCCTTTATCAACTAAAAATAAAGAGGAGAAAGCTATGAATAAAGAAGATAGACATATCCTTAATGTGAGTGAAACTGATGATAAAGTTATCGTTGAATTTGCAAAGCATGAGGATGTAGAACATGAAGGTGAAGAATTAGAAACAACTGATGAAGTCTCTATGTCCGAATCAAGTGAAGAAGAAAGAAAAGTAATTGATATGCCTATGAAATATAGAACTATTGATTTATCTAAACATTCTTATCTTGATGAAGAAAAAAGAGTAGTTCGTGTAGGTGTTTCTAGTGAAGAACCTGTAGAACGAAGTTTTGGCATGGAAGTGCTAGGACATTCTGCTGATGATATAAACATGGAGTTTATAAATTCAGGCAGAGCACCATTGTTGCTTGACCATGATATGACTAAGCAAATTGGTGTAATTGAAGAATTCAAATTAGATGAGACAGCGAAGAGGACAACTGCTGTAGTTAGATTTGGAAAATCTGCTTTAGCTCGTGAAGTATTTGAAGATGTGGCTGATGGTATACGAATGAACATTTCAGTCGGTTACAGAATTGATAAACTGGAACGATATCAAGACAATGATGAGACTTACTATAAAGCTCAATGGACACCTATGGAAGTATCCAGCGTGTCCGTTCCTGCTGACCAAAGTCGACTTGTTGGAGTTGGTCGTTCTAAAGATAAACAACACAAAAACATTGAGGTAAAACTAATGGAAAACGAAAAGAAACAAGATATTAATCTTGATGAAGTTAGAACTCAGACTATTGATGAAGCTAAAGCTGAATTTAAAAGAAACTCAAAAGAGATTATAGATTTAGCAGCTAGACACAATAAAAGAGATTTAGCTGA